GGAATATTGTTCTAAAGAGTTATGGAAAGAGAATAGACCAAAAAAAGTCAGTAAAAATAATAAGTCGGTAATAGAAGATACTGTTAGTGATAATTTATCTGATAAGAAAAAAAGAAAGGCACGTAAAGAATTAAAGAAAAAAAAATATGAAGATAGATAAAAAAGAAATGGGATTATTAGAAGGTAAGTTAAGATTACCAATCCATATAACGTATATTTCTAAATACATCTTAGATAAGGGTATCGATGAAACCACAAGAATATTAGAGGAATGTATTCAATCAGGATTAATTGAAAAGTCTGGCCAAGAAGGTTATTACGTACTTAAGTCAAAGGTTTAGTTATGATTAAAGAAATGGTAAATCATCCTGACCATTACGGTGGAGGAGAAAATGTATACGAAGTGGTTAAAGTTGCCGAAGCTTGGGGGTTAGATAGAGATGCATACCTATTCAATGTGTTAAAGTATATTGGTAGAAGTGGTAAGAAAGAAGATAACCCACCTGTTCAAGACTTAAAAAAGGCGGTATGGTATTTAAAACGTAGAATACATACCTTAGAGACCTTAGAAAATGAATGATTTTATAATTTACCTACTAATTGGTACGGTATCGACATTTTTTATTGAGGTGATAATGAGGGCGATAATAGGACAAACATTTAGCATGTCCGAAAGATTATTCTCAATAATTTGTTGGCCATTTACATTATTAGTTTTTATAATAGCCATGTTTAGATAAAAAAAAGAAAAATGATAGGAAAAATACACAATTCGGACACTGTAAAATTTATGTCTGAGATGCCTGAACAATCAGTAGACCTGATTGTCACATCCCCACCTTATGGTGTTGGGATTGATTATGATAGTTGGGATGATGACCAATACTTTTCAGAGTATATGGAATTTACCCGTAAGTGGTTAAGTGAAGCTTACCGTACTTTAAAGGACGATGGTCGTATAGCGATTAACATTCCTTATGAAATAAACCGTCAGAAGAAAGGTGGGAGAATATATTTCTCTGCTGAGGTATGGATGGTAATGAAACAACTTGGTTTTGGGTTTTTTGGTATTGTGGATTTAGAGGAGGATTCACCTCATAGGTCAAAGACAACTGCGTGGGGTAGTTGGATGAGTCCATCTGCACCATACATATATAACCCAAAAGAGTGTGTTATATTGGCATACAAAAAAGACTCCAAAAAGAAAGTTAAAGGAACTCCTCAATGGAAAGGTGAACATCAAATGGTTCCAAATGAAAAAATTGAGGGAGAGTTCAGAAAGAAATTGGTTTATGAGGATAAGGATAAGAAAGATTTTATGTCGTTAGTATTCGGACAATGGAATTACTTTGCAGACACAAGACAAAAGACGAAGGCAACATTCTCTTTAGATATACCATACCGTGCCATCAAGATATTATCCTATAAAGAAGATATTGTTATGGACCCATTCAATGGTTCAGGTACTACGTGTTTAGCCGCTGAGATGTTGGGTAGACCATGGATAGGTGTCGACATTAGTTCTAACTATTGTGAGGTTGCTCGGGAGAGAATAGTCGAATATCAAAATAAACAAAAACAATTAGAATTAGTATTAGATGAGCATTCAAAAAATTGAAATTATTGATAAGAATAATATGATAATTACCTCATCAAATAATCATATTAAGAAATTCAATAAAAATGATATGGATGACCCTGAAAGGGTTTGGTTTGAAAATATAGTAGCGTGTTCAATATCGCTAATGAAAGACCCCTATATTAAATGAGGGGTTTTTTGTTGTTATAGATATTTATAATAAAGTTTTTAACTGTAATGAGACAAAGGATTGATGAAAATGAAAGGTCGAGGATATTAAATCTTCATCTGACAGCCACACGTAAACACTACTTAGTAGAACAATCGGTTAAAGATGGTTCAGAAATGGGTGCTAGTCAAATGTTTTGGGATAACATTAAAAATTTTGAAGGAGACCCAAAGAAACATACTAATGGGATTAAAAATCCGATGTTAAGTGCTTACAGAGACACTAAAGGAGTGTGGACTATAGGTTATGGTCACATTGAAGGAGTTAAAAAGGGTATGAAAATATCGAATGAAATAGCGTTAAAGTTTTTATATGATGACGCTAAAGATTCTGCGGATTGTGTTAGAAGAATCTTTTCAGAGTGGAAGGATAAGGGTTTAAATTATAAAATCACTCAAGGGCAATTTGATGCATTGGTATCGTTAGTGTTTAATACTGGGTGTCAAGCAGTAAGGAACTCAAAGTTCATACAGAGTATAAAAATTGGGGAAATGGGTACCGCAGCAAATCAAATTAAAACGTTCAGAACCACAGGTGGTTTAGAAAGAAGAGTAGAAGAAAGTAAAATGTTTTTATCGTAATGAAAAAGTTAATTAATGAATCAGGATTAAGAAATATTGGAGAGTTATCCAGTAGATATAAAAAGGCTAAGATATATTTCCACCAAGATTTAGATGGTGTAACTACAGCGTTAGCTATGAAGAATTATTTGGAAGATAACGGTATCAAAGTAGTTGATAGTGAAATCATTCAATATGGTGATACAGAATTTGCGGTAAAGAAACAAGATGCTCAGGGTGATACAATGCCGGTACTTGTTGATTTTGCACACGGAAAGCCAATGTTTGTGGTACATACTGACCACCACGATTCACAAAGTGGTGTTGAGGGAGATACTGCGACATCATTTAGGTCGTCACGTTCAAACGTTGAGACCTTATCACAGATAATGTCACCAAAGGATATTTTTACATCAGATGACATCAGATTAATATCTACTGTGGATTCAGCTGACTTTGCTAAGTATGGTTTAAAACCTCAGGATATAATGAATTATATTTTCCGATTAGAGAAAGATAGGTCATTAGAGAAAAACAAATTTGCGTTAGGTTTGGCGACAAACAAACTAATGTTGGCATATAAAAACAAACCTGGATTTATGGAGGAGTTGGTGATGTCATCAAAGCCGTCACTATTGAATATTTACCAAAATATTAAAAGGATTGCAGATAGAGAAAATTATGCCAGTCCTGAAATGATGTCATTGAATCAAAAGGATTATGTGACTCAAAGAGAGGGTGACCCTAACATGTCATTCAAAGATGGTATCATTTATCAGTATGGTGGAGGACGTATGTTTAAACCAGGGTCATATGATAGATACACACCATTTAAGATAAATCCTGAAGCGGATTTCTTAATTACGGTTTGGCCAATGGGATTGGTCCAAGCCTCGTGTAATCCATTTAAAACTGAAAGGGAACTTAAAGGTGTTAACTTAGGTGAGATAGCTCAAGAGGTCTTAGGTAAGTGGGAAGCAAAACTAAGAGAGAAGATTATACCGTTATCGACGATTAAGTGGATTTCTGAATCATCAAAGAAGTTTAATGAAACGTCTGTTGGTTTTACTAACGCAGATTTAGAAGCGTTTTATGGGGATAAGATTAGGAGTATGGAAGGAGGAGAAGCGTACATGGAAAACCTTAAGGGTATTATGGACAAACCATTCTCAAAACTTACGGAACCTGAAATTGCAATCTTAGATAAGTTAGGTGTTCCTGCTTGGGAGATGATTCAAGCTAATTCAGGAGGACATAAGTGTATTACTAATATCGCGGCACTTAATTACTTTGGTAGAGGTAAGAGACCACCACAGGGCAAATACAAGTATAATAAAGACTCAGGAGATGCACCTTATGTTAAATTCTCTAAAATGATTGGTGAAGAGTTCTATAAAAAACTTAAAGAAAAGATTAGTCAATCTAAAGGTTTAGGTGAGTCTAAGTTAAAGAAATAAAGAAGTTATTTTAGATTAAGTAACAGATTAAAACATAGAAAAGGAGATATTATCTCCTTTTTTTATGCCCATTTGTTTTGACATACCAGCCGGTAGTTCTAATACTTTGTCACCGTAACCTGTATACGAGTTACATTCCATTTCATTATCACATATCGGACAATTCTCGTGAATAGTATCTATAGTGTCCCCATCAATCATAATGATGTCTAAAGGTATTATACAATCGTACATCCAAAATGATTGCTCACCTTTAGAGGGCATCAAAAAGTACATCCCTTCAAAGTCTTCATTGAATCTTTTACCTTGCATACCTTTTTTTATTGAATCAGAGGTGACACAAAGTTTGACTTTGATTATATTATTACCTATAGTTACTTTCATATAGATATAAATATATTGAAAAGTGTAATGTGAGTGGATATTTAGGAAAGTATTTGTTACCATTACAATGACTAAACAATTTAATAAATAACTAAAAACAATTTTAAAATGAATTTAATGTATCAAGCGTTAGTGAAGAAGTATGAAGCGGATGTAATCGCGGCAAAGGCAACCTTAAATGTGTATTTCCATAATTCCGTTGGGATTGGTGAACACCCACAACATTTAGAGGAGATGGACCTGATGGTTGACAAGATGGCTTCAGCCATGGATAAATTAGAGGCTTTAGAGTCAAACTTTACTGAGAACGCGGAGGTTAAGTAATAGAGGTTTAAGTGAATGATATTTAGATTATTCTGTCTGTTAATGTTTATTTTAAACAAATTGGTAACTTTTTTTAAAAAAATAAAGAAAAAACTTGACGAAAAGGTCTTTTTAACTATCTTCGTATAACTTTTAAGGGAAAGTGTAGTATTTATATCTACCCTACTGAAAAAAACAAAAAAAACTTAAAAGTTTATTTGACAGTCTGAAAATTATGTTTTAGATTTGTAGTAGTAAAAAGTTAAAAGATAAGTTCTT